TGCTGGCAACTTGTACACAGGCGGCAATCTAGTGGTTGGCGCTAATTTGACTGTGCTAGGAAATCTGATAGTACAAGGCGAAGTCACCACACTAAACACCACGATACTGGCAATTGAAGATTTGAACATCACTGTTGCTAAAGATGCAGTTTCGTCGGCAGCAGCTGATGGTGCTGGTATAACTGTGGGCGGCGCAGGAGCAACATTTAATTACGTTGCATCAACAGATGCCTGGACGTCAAACAAAAACATATACGCTTCTACTTTTTACACCAGTGGTGACACCAAGTGGGTCGGCAACAGTGCAGTATATCGTTCGGGTATCAATTACACTCCATCGGCCACAGCACCCATCAATTCCAACTATGGTGACCAGTGGTATGACACCACAACAGACATCTTGTACGAATGGCAAACAGCTGATGGTGTAAACGGATTCTGGATTGATATAGGCAGCCTGGCTATCGTGGCCAATGCTAACTTATCATCAACTACATTTACTTCAATTACCACCGGTAATGTGTCTGCTGGTAATCTATCTCTATCCACTAACAGTTTCTTAAAATTATCCACCTTTACCACAGTCAATTTGTTGTTAATTACCGGACAAGCAGGATGGGTGACATCTATCGGTGCCACGGGCAAATTGGTTTATTGGGACGTATCGAACAGCAGATGGAGTTATGTAGTTGATGGCTCAGCAGTAGTGTGATCACAGTAAATATTAAAAAGGTATAAGAATGGCATTTCCAACATCACCAACAAACGGACAACAAGCTACAGTAAACGGCATTACCTATGTATACGTAAGTACCAAGAATGCCTGGAACAGAGCCACAGGATCTTTTTCAGTGATTGGTGATATTACTCTAGCCAATGTTTCGTATCAAGCAAATTCAGCTATTCCAAAAAGCTATGCTGACTCAATTGCAGTAGTTTTTGGGTTCTAATAAGGTAAATACACTATGCAAAAAATAAAACAAATGTTTCGCAAAGACTATGCAGGTGAGCAGATAACCACCAGCATGACCTGGGAAAGTGGCAAATGGAATCCTGCAAAAGAATTTATTCCAAATCGTATTGATAACCAGCAGACTTCCAAACGTGCGGCTGTGATTGGTAATGGCAGCACACGAGAAAAATACGAACTGTATCTGTTGAAAAATCACCGCGGTGGTCTACTAGGATCGGGCGCACTACAAACCTATGGTTGTAATGCACTGTACCGAGATTATGTACCAACGTTCCTTGTTGCTACCGGAACAGAAATTGCTAATGAAATAGCACAAACCTCTTACCCAGCAGAACATATTGTTTATGCAAACGCTGAGATCGTTGCACGTTATCCTGGCATGTTCTATTTGATTCCACAGGACCTACACTATAATTCAGGTGCTCTAGCAGTGTATCTTGCATGCTTTGACGGGCACGAAAAAGTCTACATGCTGGGCTTTGATGGCAATGCTGGCGCAAACCACAACAACAATATCTATGCAGGCACACATGCATATGATGCTAAGAATCAGGATTATTCAGATACGCTTTGGATCAAGACACTAGACACAATCATGGACACATATCCTGATACAGAATTTATTAGAGTGATGCCTAATGCCATGTACTACTGTCCAGGTGAATGGTCTGCAAAGTCCAACTTTAAACAAATTGCCTGGCGTGATTTTGCACTAGAAGTAGACCTATAATACTTTTTCTAGAGTGCGTATTTTTTCTACCACAGCACTGAATTTAAATGTTCTCCACACACCGGGATGCAAAGGCTTAGGATAGTTATCCAATGGTACCCAGCAGTAGCCTTTGTGCTCGTGATTTAGCACAGGAATAAATTCTTCATCAACGGGAATCAAAAAAGTATGATACATAAAGCGTTGATCTTCACTGGTGAATTGTTCTAATGGAATAACTTTGGAGTCGGCTAGGTCTAAGCCAATTTCTTCATCTATCTCTCTGCGCAGTGCAGCAATTACAGATTCATTTTTTTCAACACCGCCGCCAACTAATCCCCAGGAATTTTTATGACGCTTTTGTGTTCGTAACAAGAACATATACCTGTGAGACTGTTTGCTGTAGATCAGTGCACCACAACCTACTATAGGATCAGTGTCCATTTGCCCTCTCGATACACACCTTCATAGCTTCGAATCCATGTTTCTCCGTCCCAGTTGTACTGAACGCTTGTATTTAAGTTGGTCACATGGTGCTCGTCAATATTATTTTGACTGTCAAATGATACTCTCCAGCGAGTACCATCAAATTCAATTATATCGTTGGCATTTGCTATCAATTGATTGCTGTTAACAGTCCAGGCCTTGGCAAATTCAGTGTTGTCAGTTTCGTTGATTGGGTTGAGTATCAAGAATCGTGTACCGGCAGCAACCTTGTACTCGCCGGTCATTTTATCAATCAACAGTTGGTCTACGTTGACTTTGAAAGGATCGATAATTGCATTGATTGGTTTTAGCGTGTTGGCCGGAAGGGTATCAGCAAACGGTTCAAACAGCAACAGAGTGTCATCCACAGGATGGAACGCAATAGTTCCCACAATCTCAGTGCCGTTGGCCTGCTCTAGACGAATCTCACTGGTACCGTTGTGCATCACACCATACAAGTTAATAAATGCAGACCATGAGTCGGGCTTGCCAGAGCGATACAAATCAAACTCTGGATCGTTTAGATCAAAGTTAGTACGCACATCCAGTGTGCCTGGGTGCGTTGCGATTTCATCATACTTGAGCAACTTTAGCGTATTGCCAGAAAAGAATATTCCGTAGCGCATGACATTCCATGCCCTGCGGGTAAGCAATCGGTCTGGGTCTCCGATAGCATCTAGATACTCGTCTGCGGTTCGTAGTCCTGAATGCTCGCCTGCCCATACACTGGAAACAACTTTCTGCACCACACCCAGCTTCTTTAGTTTAGCAGGTGGACTGATCCAGATTGGCAATTCAAACGTCATGGTAGCAATGCTGATAGGATCCTCGGCTCCAATGGGTACAGTTCTTGCATCCCAATTGACATCAGTTAACAGTACTGCACTCAAACTGGTCCAGTCGATGTAATTGTCTGTGCTCTGTATCTCAAGACTAGGATTATACAGTGTACAGATTTGTTCTATTAACTGTAATTTTTGTTCTGTGTTGGAAGTCCATACATCTAGTTTAAGTGTCAGCAGGTATGGCACCGGCATCATTCGTTCTACCGTAAACGCATCTCCTTGTTCGCTGGTAGGCAATCCTGTGTCTGGATCAATACGTCTTTGGCGAAGTTGCATCTTGCTGATATGAAACGGTTCTTGCACTCTTGCACGATCATACTGTAGTCCAGAGATATAAGCAGCCATAGCAGGCACGGTACTCATTGAGTTTTCACTCATGCCCTTGAGTATGTGTGCTGCCTGTCTGCTTTGATCGCCATAGAAGCAGGGCACAGTCTGTAGAGCCAGCTTGCCGGTTGTGGCATCTGTGGTGCCAAATTGAACCTGAAAGTTACTGTTTAGACGTATAAACTGTAGTAAAAAACGTCTAATCTGGTTATCATAAAAAAATTGTACGGCCATTAGTTGTCTGCCTTAGGTGTTAGTGCTTTGCTTAGACTCACACGTTCGCTCAATGAATTGCCTGCACTATCTTCAAATGTGGTAGTGTTGTTAACGAATCCAGCACGTTGTGTTCGATTGGTTCCTGCACCCGGTGTGAGATTGGTACGTACCGCATCTTCAATCTTGACCCATCGTTTACCATCATAACGGAACAGTCTATTGGGTACAAAATCTAAACGCAAAAAATAATCTCCGTTTTTAGAAGATTCCGGAAACGCAATACCCATACCAACATCAAGTCCATTTGGCGCATCTCCGTCGCCAGTCATGTAGCCTTGCACTTTTGCCACTGGCGAAGTAGGACCAGCATCGGCTTTGATCGGAGCAGTGGATCTTAGGGTAATGATTTCGCCGCTGGATACAGTTATGTTGCTGGAAATAATGATACCTGAATTGCCAATGATACCAGTCACAACAACGCCATTGGCAGCTACAATGTTAGATGTAGTAACTGTGGCTCCTACAATAGCGGCACGAGCATTGCCCACCAAGATCCTGTTTGTGTTGGTTCTATTGCCTGTGGAAATCAAACTGACAATAGTAGCACCAGTTGTGTCAACATTGGCATTGGTTGTATCTGTACCAAACGGCGAACCAATTTGGCCATCAATGTTTCGATTAACAATGAAAAGATTAGCAGTATTGTAGCCTGATCGTGGTAGTTCTATTTCTGCTTGTGCAATTATGGATTCATTCAGATTCAGATATTTGTTATAGGTGCTAACAATGTCGCTTAGTGGACTGGCGTTGGCATTGGCTGTGAATGGATCGCTGTCTGCTGATATCTTGTTGAGTATGTCTTTGTACTCTTGGCTGTCCACTAGAGGCTGTAGTTTTACACGCCAAAGGTGCGGATACCAAGTTGGACTGAATCCTTCTGCTGCCCAGCTCGCATCAGTCACAACATAATAGCGTTTGATAGCAAATGGCACACTTTGATCCAGCGAGTGATAATCTTTAAGATGCATGAGCTCTAGAACATCACCAGCAATGATTTTACGACCAATGGTCTCAACGATATCGTTGAGATGAAAAGTCATGAACTGTGTACCTGCGGCCAGGAATAATCCGAACTGGCTCAGGTCAAAGTCTTGATCTTGTTTCTGATAGATCCCACGCAGAGTGTAGATTGAAGTATCGTATTTGCGGTCACGATTTTCCACAAACAATAGGTCTTGTATGTTGAGCTCGCTTTGCGAACCATATGCAGGTTTAGTTGCATCAGCGCCTGCATTGGTACTATCTGTGCCCAAATATTTGTGTAAAACAATGCCCGTACCGCCAACGGTAAACATCTCGCTGATGCGGCGGTCTAGGAATTTGTAGTCGTTACCTTTGTGTTCACGCCACAGCGACAATCTAGGCATTTTTGGATCCTTATTGCTGTATTTAGCGCGATTGACAGTATGT